TATAATGATTATCCTCAATCTGCAACAAATGCTGCCAAAAGAGCTCTTGAATGGAGAGACGAACACCCTGATCAAGGATGTGGTACAAGGGTTGGATGGGCCAGAGCTAATCAGCTTGCTAACAGAGAATAATATCAGAAGAAACTATTGCTAGAATGGCTTCATTTGCTAGACATTTACAGCATGAGGATATACCTTACTCAGAAGGGTGCGGTGGCTTAATGGTAGATGCTTGGGGTGGTAGAGCAGGAATACAATGGGCTCAAAATAAATTAGATGAAATAAGAGAAGAACAAGGAGAACAAAAGTTTTCTTTTAGTATTCATGAAGATCAACAAATGGTAGTTGGACCTTTAATGATTCCTAACAAACTTATTATAAGAGTTGACGAAGAAGGTGAACCTTATTATGTGTACTTTTCTAAAGAAACAATAGAACAGATTGCACAAAAAATGATGAGAGAAAAATATATTGATCAATTAAATTTAGAACATAATCCAGATGAACCAGTAGATGGTTATATGGTTAGTACCTGGATAGTAGAAGATGTTGAAAAAGACAAACAACAGGTATATGGATTTAACCTACCAGTTGGTACTTGGATGGGTCAATATAAAATTAAAGACCAAAAAGTTTGGCAAAAAGTAAAAAATGGTCAAATAAAAGGATTTAGTATTGAAGGGTTCTTCGGAGATAGATTTGTTCAAGCAAAAGCAATAAAATAATGATGGACCTAGATATATTAAAGGTACACGCTGTAAATTTATCAGCAATATTAGTATCTACTATGCAAATAAATGAAGTGCTTCAAACCATTGCACTATTGTTGGCAATTATATATACCGTTATAAAAATTTACCAGAGAATTAAGTAAAGGAAAAGGCAGTCAACGTTTTTTTCGGGATGAGCTCCATAACTTTGTTAACCACCTTTCCAACTATCAAGCATTTATAATATAAGAACTTATTCGTTATATATCAACTTTTTCAATTTATTTTTTGGTATTTCCCAAATAAAGTTTTGATTATCTTCAACACCTCCGGTAATAATAACATTATCTCCTTTATCTAACATAGTTGTTATAAAAAACAAACTATAACCTATACGTTTACCTATAAAAGGTAACTCACTTATTGAAAGTAAATTAAGATGTTTATCTAACGTAACTACCCAGTGGTTATAACTACGTTCAGTATATATTTTAGTATGTATTAGATACACGTATTTACCATCTATCACAATAGGATTGGTACTGCCTCCGGTTGTTACCTTGGAAAAGTAAAGTTCTTGTTGTGGTAAATTGTTAAACTTGGTTGTATCTTGAGTAAGGTGTTTTTCAAAAATTAAGTTATCAAAATCAGTACATTTATATATTACTAAATTAGGTGTAGTGCTGTAAATAAAATACAAATCTTTATCTTTTTCAAAAAACAACCAGTTTTTTTCAAAGTATACTTCTGGACCTACACCGAAAGACATTTTATTATACGAATCTATTATTATGTCACCTAAATAATTACAAAATTCATCTAATACACACATGTTGGTGTTAAATTCATTGTCTATATAAGCAGTACAGTAGTAATCTTTACCCTTATACTTAAAGTGTCTATAGTCTTCAAATTTAGCTATTTTAGAATAACCTGTTATAGGTAAAACTTCACTGTCTATAATCGATATATCTTCAGTAAATGTATATTCTTTAACAGTTTTAACTTCACCTATTTTTTCCATAAACCTGGTACGTTCTTGATTTATATCAAATCTAGATATACCTTTATATCCATCTTGTGTTTTATAAAGAGTTAAGTTATGGCTAACCGACGGGTGAGTTTCTTTAGGTAAAAGAATAATATCTTTTCTTGTTTGGTTACCTCTCCAAGTGCCATCAAACATATGAGTTATCAAAATATCTTTATTGGAAGTGTTAAATGGATTTGATTGTTTAATGCTGTTAGAATGAGATTGGTTACTACCAAAACGGTTTATAGATAGTAAAATAGATTTATCCTTTTTAACATCTTGTGTAAAATCGTTATTTTTACCAAAATAAGATATCATGTGATGTGTAAATCTTCCAGGTCCGGTATTTTGTAATACTCCTTCTTTTGGATTGTTTATAATGTCATTAATTAAGTCTGAAATTACAGGGTGTTCTTTTTTTACTGCAAAAGCCCAGTTACAAACCGACACATAGTTATTATTACACAATTGCCCAATATCTTTAAAGCCAAAGTCGTCTTTTTTATTAATGTTTGCTTCTAAACCAACTATAAGATCTTGACCTTTAATCCAACTATCTAAAGGTTGGTTGCAGTAAGTATCTGCATCTACATATATACCGCCATTTTCATATAAGTAACAGTACCTAAAAAAATCAGTTTTTTCTCCTCTTTGTGTAAGTACTCTATATTGTTTATCGTAAATACTATTTGCAAACCATTCATCTACCTGTTTTTGACTAAAATATTTAAACTCATAGTCTTGATTTGTACTAAATGAATCAATCATATACTGGTTATGATCTAAACAATCGTAAGTTGTCCAAATAATTGTTCTAGGTATTTCGTTATATATTTGTCCACTTTGTACGTAGTCAAAAAAAGGAGGATTACCAATTTGTTTCATTTCCTCTCTATATTCTTTATACTCGGTAAGTAAGACTGGTAAATTATCTTTAACAAATTTACCTATTGCGTAGTCATGTTGTATTACTAGTATATCATTTTGTAGAGGTCCTAATTCGTAGTCTTGTTCTTCATTATTATTTAAATACTTGTTTACACTTTTACCCCAAAGAGCTGGCCCTGTATAATCCAAATAAAACATTTCGTTTTTATTTTTACAGTTTAATACTATTTGGTCTATAGCTATTTTAAAAGCTTTGTGATTAGGTTTAGCTGCTATAAAACCATTAGCTAACCATTTAAATGCCATAGGGTCATCTCTTACAACTACTAAATTACCTATAATCCAAGTATCTAAAGGTGTCTCACAAATCATATCAGAGTCTACATATACTCCACCATGTACATACAAAACACAGTATCTCCAAAGGTCTGCTTTAAATGCTCCTGGTACTAATGTATAGTATGCATCTAATACTTCTTTACTAAAGTGTTTTTTAATGAATTGTATTCTTTCTTGTGCAGTAAAAAGTTTATACTCCCAGTTAGGATTTTTTTGTTTCCAACTTTCCATTGCTTGAGACATTTTAAACGGAGGTTTATCTGTCTCCCAAGTTTGAAATATTTTTTTAGGTATCATAAAGGTAAGAATAAGTAATCATTATAAGTTATAGATGAGACACTATAACCTAAATCTATAATTTCTTTAAATATAGTTTGTGTATGTGTTAAAGAAGAATATCCTTGATGGTTTTCCCAGCACTCTAAAGTAATTATTGGTTTAAATTTTTTTATAGTTTCAATACCACCTTTTAAGGCTTTTAATTCATACCCTTCAACATCAAGTTTAATAAAATCTAATTCACTTAAGTTTAAACTATCAATAGTAAGTGTTTCTACCTGTATATCTGTAGGGGTACTGTTAATATTTCCCATAGGATTATCATGTAATCCACTAGCTCCTGGGTTAAAAGGTAATACCCAGTTGAAAAATACTTTTGTAGCATTATCAGACAAAGCATTTTTAAATGTTTTAACATTAGTTAAGTTATTTTCTTGTACATTTTTAATAAGTAGATCATAAGAAGTAGGTAAAGGTTCAAAACAATATAGTTTTTTACATAATTTACCCAGCTTAATACTATGGGTACCTATATGACACCCTCCTTCTAGTACAACAAAGTCTTTTTTTACGTATTTTTCAAATACATCATGCATATCCTTTTCATATACTTCACCTTGCTTTAAAAAATTACTTATATAGCAGTTGTCATAAGTATGAAAGTAAGCAGGAGTATTGTTATGGTAGTTTTGTATTTCGTACATTATAAAATTTGTATTGATTTTTCTTGCCAACCTTTTTCGTTACCTGCCCATAATATAATTTTATCAGGTTTGGGGCCTTGATAGGTTTTCCATATTACAAACTGTTCTCCTTTTCTTGCACTTTCTAACTTACTGTTAAATAAATGACCAGGGTAATCTTCTCTATGTAATGGACCACCTTTTTCATCTTCGAAAATTATAGCACAAAAAGTATAATCGTTTTTACGAAAATCATTATGATTTACAGCAATGGCATGTTTAAATTCTTGATAAAATAAACTGTCTTTTTCTCCTGGAGGTGGGTAATTATCTTTACACTGTTTAGTAATGCTTCTATTTTGAAATCTAATACCAGCATATAGTTCATAGTCTTGTAAAGTTCTTTCAGTACCTAAACCGTATTTTTCTTCTTTAATTTCATTTTCTCCATCTACACCTAGTAATGATCTTACTTTTTTATGACAAAATAAATTTTTATCATTCCAAGTATTGTCGTCATCCCATTGTTTTGTTCTACCTTTACGAGTGTATTCATGATATGCAACTACTTTATTAGGATGAAATAAATCATAACCATGAGTAAAAGATCTAACAGCAAGTGTTATTTCTTCACCATGAAAATAGTATTCTGGGTCATGTGGTACTTCTATACAATGTTGTCCTAAGGTAAAACAAAAGTGAGCTGAAAACCATCTAGCAGGTTCAGGATTTAGTTTAAACCTTTCCATATAGTAAGGCATAAAGAAAACAACTCCTTCTGGGGTAAACCTATCAAATTGCATACCCCAGGGAGTATTGACCCGTCCGTCAGGATCGTTTTCTGGATCAAAAGATGGAATGTAAGATGTAAGTAAAGGTTTTTTATGTCCTTTATCTTGTAAATCTTTTAACATGTTTATACAAGTTTCATCCCAATCTTTTTCAAATCTATGGTGTGAGTCTAAATGTAATGTATAAGTTTCACCATTGTATCTTTGCTGTATTAAGTTTCTAGCCCAACAAGCTCCCTTTGCAGTAAGATAATCAATGTCAATAATATCAAGTCTAGTATCATCTTTAAATTCATCTAAGTTATGCCATGAGTCGTTTTTATTATGCTGCCATGCTACACAAACCTTGATATTATCTGGGTACTTAGCTTTATCGAATAAATCTTTTAGTGTTGGTAGCAGTTGTGGATCTCTATAACTTGCTATTTGTACGAATATAGTTTCGTTCATTTTTTCTTTCTAGGGTTATTTAATTGAAAGTGAGTTTTATACTTGTCAGTATGCATTTGATTTAAAGCCGGTTGTAGAAGTTTAATAAACTTTTTTTCTAATTCTAAACGTTTATCTCTATCGGATTCCTCTGCAAGTATTTTATGATATAATATTTTAGCACCTTTAGAAGCAACATTACCACCGTAGTTATATGTATGTTGCAAAATTCTAGAAGTTAATTTATCTGATGCTCCTACATATAAACCTATATCAGTTACAAGTAAGTAAACACCTTTCTTTTGTCTAGACCAATAATCTCTTTGTGCTTTATGTACTGCTTTTAACCAAGCTTGAGGATTTTGTTTACGCCATCTTTCTGACGTATGTTTAGTCATCTTTTCGTAATGACACTTTTTACAGTACTTATATTCGTAATAACCACCGTTCTTTTTTTCAATTCTGTAATACTCAGATATCGGTTTATCTTGATTACATTTGTTACAAATTTTACTTTCCATGATTGTCTTTATATAAAATAGTCTATTGAAACCGAAAAACCAAAAATATACTAAAAAATTTTTTATAGGACATAGTTACACTATTGGTATAGCGTAAACTATTCCTTAATTTTGCCTATTGTAATAATTAAACTTATAAATGATACCAATCGGATTTGCACCGGAGGATTGAGTACCTATATTTACCACTTTTTGGTTTAATGTTCAGGAATTACTATATTCTAGTAATTTAGCACCTGTTTTGACTCTTACTACTCTTATCCTAAGGCTTGATCTTGGTGTATCGTCACTCAGGAGAAAGGATGTCAAAAAACAAAACCCCTAAAGAGGCCTGGGTTACTAGGACACTCTAAAGAGGTTTGTAAATATTTTTAGACGGTAACCCTCGTCATTTATTATATTATAGGCATTATTTCCCAAAAAAACAACTGTCATAAGGAATTTTTTAAAAAAAAGTATATTATAGCTATTTATCATAGTAAAACTTTTAATTAACCTTTTAATTTACTCACTATGCAAAAAGAGGAATTAAAAACATTGGTTAAGAAGTACTTCAATTTGACAGAGATAAACAACACAGAAACCAATATAGAAGAAGTAAAAGAAACATCTTTTGCTGAAGCTACCCTCGTTGATGGCACTAAGATAACAAATATGTTAGATGCTGAATTCGAAGTGGGTCAAGAGTTGCATGTGATTACTGAAGAAGGAGAGCATGTAATTGCTCCTTCGGGTGAACACACAACTGAATCTGGTATTGTAATAACTGTTGATGAAGAAGGAAAAATCACCGGTGTTGCAAGACCTGACGGAACAGACGAAGGTAGTTTAGCAGAACAAGAAATGTCTGCTGAAGAAACAGAAACTTTTAGCGAAGAAGAAGTTACTACTGAGGAAGTTTCAAAAGAAGAGTTAGCTGAAGAGGAAATCATTGAAGAATTAGGTGAACACGACGTAGAGATGGAAGAAAAAATCATCGAAGCTATTGCAGAAATAGTTGCTCCAGAAATTGAAGCACTAAAAGCAAAATTAGCTGAACATGATGAAAAACTTTCTGAATATATGTCAGCACCAGCTTCTGAGCCTGTTGAAAAGGCAAAAGCTAAATTTTCAGCAACTATTACTCCCAGAACACAAGTTTGGGAAAAAGAGCCTTTCAATAAAAGAAAGCTCAGTATGATATGATTTTAAAAGCAAAAGCAAATAACAAAACTCTTAAAAAATAATTAATTATGGCTTTAGATGTCTCAGCTTTGGACGCATTCAACAACGAAGTTGCTGGAAAAGTAGTACCAAAGATCGTATTCGAAGGATACACAACTAGTATTCTTCCTATCCAAGAGGGAATCAAATACCAAGAACCTCTTAACATTATGGAGGTAGACCTACAAGTACAAAATGGTAACTGTGTGTCTTCTCCTTCTGGTAGCTTAACTGCTACACAACGTAACATTACCGTTACTCAAAGAACTTCTTATGATGGACTTTGTTTAGACGAGTTGAATAGCAAATATTTAGGAATTTCAGCACTTTCTGCAGGTTCTTACAACGAAACATTTGCTTTAGCAGAAACTTATACAGATATGGTTGTAAATCAGATGAAAAAATCTGATGATGCATTCCTATGGAACTCTACAAACGGATTAGGTCTATACACTTCTGGTTCTACAACTGGAGTTGTTGTACCTAACGAAGCAACAGGATCATTTACTTCAACTTCTGCACTAGGAATTCTAGATGCATTGATTGAAAATATCAATCCTGATATTGCTGATAGAGATGACCTTACTATCTGGATCAGCACTGGTAACTTTAGAAAATAT